TAGATGTTGTAGTATATAGTCAGTATCACTATATCATCTGTTAGTACTATCTCTAGTATAACTATCTTATATCATAATACTATATCTTAGTATTAAAATCTACTGTTATTTTATCTTCATACATCCTACCCTCTTCTATATCCATATCATCATTAACTGTCAATATTTTATTATTATGATTAGATGTCTTATCTCCTACAACTATAACTCTAACATTAGTACCATATGATGAGTATTTATTTGAGATATAACTAGAAACATATTTATGTACTGTACCATCATATGCAGTAAACCATATATCTACATCTTCTACATCCTTAATACGATTTAACAAACTTAATAGCTGAAATGTATTATATGAAGTCTCATCCCATTTAGCATTACTAAAGAATGTTAGTGTATTCCCATCTAACTCATAATCTAAATCTTTAATCTTGCATAAATGCTCATTATACATAACAACACACTCATGAGTAAAATCAGAATATCCCTTTAAATCATCTATTAGTAAATCTATATCTCTTTCTAATTTTTCACACATTCTTAATACCTCTTATAAAAAATAAAGGTGGTATAACATATACTAATATTATACCACCTTAAAGTTATATTTGAATATTCTATTTTTTAGAGTTTAGATTTTTTAGTAAATTCTTAGCATAATAATGTTTGCCTATATATGACTTATGGTCTTTACAATCATATTTAGTACAGAAATCTCTTTCGGTCATCATCTTGTAATCTCTTACAATACACTCTAACTCATATCTAGTGTACTTAGGTTTTCTACCTCGCTTTAATCCCTCTTTATTACCTGCAATACTTTCTTTAATATCACTTGTACCAACCACAACACTATCAACTTTAGTATCAACATTAACATTAGTAGTAACATTTAACTTTGTTGTAATAGCATCATGTACAATATCATTCAAAATATCTTCACTGATAGCGGAATTTACAATGTTTTTTACTTTTTCATCAACAATAGATTTTATTCTGCTATCAATTTCAGACAAATTAATTTTATTTTGTAGTCCTAAATGAAATCTCATAGCATCATCTACCATTCTCATGGTATCATCATTTAAAGTTGTTAAATATGTCTTTAACTCATGTGCATTAACAAATCTCATTTGCTCAACCATAATACACGTATTCTTACCATTAAGACATAAATCTACATGAGTCTTAATCTTATCAGCTTTACCAAACTGACCAGTAGATAGAGGTGCAATAGTACAAACTCTAGTATTACTTTGATTATCAGAAACAACAACCCAAGGTCTAGAGCCATACTCTGTATAGTCCAACAAATCATACTTTGTTGTATTGATTTGTTTTTTATCTTTGTTTTCATCTATATCATAAATGAAAACACTACCCTTTAGTACTCTATTAAACTCTTTGATTAAATTAAGATTTTCATTTTCCATCTTTAGTACCCCTTTATACAGATTAATCATCTAGTCCTTCAATAATTTCATAACGAATATTTATTAAATTACCCTCCTCATCAAAATCCTCTACATAAAGCTCATCTTTTTTGTTTGTTTTAAACATCAATGAGTACCCCTCACCGACAGACTCCCTCCATATATAGATTTGTTGACCTACTACATTCTCAGCCACATTAAACCCACGAGGTAAATTTAACACCTCTTCTAATGGTAATGCATTTTCAACCTTTTGCTCTAAATCTTTCTTCATACCAGTTTTTCCTTTCTTACTAAACTACCTTTATCTAAATACCAAAGGTACACTCTTATAATACCATATATGTAATGTTTTGTAAAGTTATAAACACATAAAAAATCAGAGGTAGTATTACTACCTCTGAATATCAATACACCAATTTATGATTGTCTCTATCGTAAACTACAATCTTACCACTAGCATTAGAATAATATGGTGTCAAACTCCCTCTTTCATCACCAATATACACTAAACCTGTCCTAGTATCATAAATAAGAACATACCCATCAATAGTCCCTATCCTCTCAAATACGTTTTCATTTACCTCATCACTATCAGATTTATGCGATTCAATATCATATACTGCTAACTCACCTACGTGCAATTTATAATGCAAGTAAGTATCTATTCCAATCGAATATACCATAGAGATAAATGAAATAACTAAGAATATTATAACAATAACCCTAGTAAAAGATGGTTTATAAGTAAATTTCATACACAACCTCAATAATATTTTTGCATATAATCACTAAAACTCAATTTTGTTGTTGTGTCTACCACAACATAAGCATTTTCTATCCAAGGATAATCTTCAGGCAACCAAGCATATCCACTATCACCCCAAGATGTTCCCCATGAATTTAACAATCTCCAATGAAATTTATTATTGATATATCCCCATCCAGTAATAGTTACGGCATGACCACCATAATTCACAACATCCTTACTAGAATCATATCTCACAATACCATCATTGCTAACATCGTAAAAACTGTCAAATATTGGTATCCCTGTGATAACAGCCTTAGTTGTTAAAATAGCTACCTGTATCTCTCTTCTTGAATTACACACATAGTATGAATCTATCCTAAACTCATCAGCCTTATTAAATAAAATATCTCTATTATCTTTAACAATCCTCATAGCCTCAGAAGTAGAATAAAACCCCTCTAAGTCAGAATATAATACAGAACCAACATCTAGTCCACCTTTAAGACAAGTCCTTAAATACATACCCTCAAAATTTTCATTATCTGGCCTAACACCATAATTAAAGGCAGGCGATAAAGGAACACTTAACCCTGACTGACTACCATCACTCTCCTGCAAATATCTAACAGCACTATACGAGCAAGCACAACACATTTGAGTATTTCCTTGATTGTATACAAAAGGAAACTCACTACTCTGATACTCATAAGGTATATTTACAGAACCTAACTTTAGTAAATCTTTAAACTTATAATCCCTACCATCATAAGGAGATACTAACAAACCACTCCCTAAATTAGATGAAACCACTATAACACCCCTACACTAAACATTAACTACTATATCAATCCTACTAATTCGTTTTAATGTGTCTTGCAAGTATGTTTTATTTACAATATCTTTACTCTCTAAACGTAAATATTCCTCTGTCTCCCTATAAATCTCATAACTATACCCATCATTATAAGACTTACTTTGAACTATGATGTCAAACTCGGTATAATAATCTCGCATATTTTCACTTTTATACCTAATATGCTTACCTATAATTACACCCTTAATAGTTTTATATGTTCCATCTATTTTAAAAGGCTTATTGATTGTAACAACATCACCAATATCAAATACACCATCTTTTATATTAGACAGTGTATTTGATAACTTAACTTTTATATCCTCATATGTATTATTTTCTAAAATCTCAGCTAATGTATCTACATTGAAAATTTTTGATAAATCTTTATCAGTATAATAAGATGCGTATCCACGTATCAGCATAACTTTACTGCTATAATCTACTGCATCTGATAAGATACTATTACTCATACGATGTATACACCCCTCTAACTAACCCTCTACTTTAGAAACATTGATAACAGAAACTTCATAAACCTCACGCTCAATAATACTTCCGTCATCTAAAGATTTATTATACTTCCTAGACTGAATCCTACCTTGTATTTCAATCTCATCTCCAACAACCATATTAGCAACATATTTAGAATTTCTTCCCCACACTACACAAGGAATATAATCAGATTTATTGTATAATCTATTGACAGATAAAATAACATCAGAAATTTCTCTACCACTAGGAGTCTTTCTGTGTACAACTTCCTTACAGATAAAACCTCTTAACGTAATCTCATTATCAAAAGCATCAGCCTCTTCAAGAATTTCAATATCCTTAACAAACACAAATAGTCTTAATGTCATTCTATCCATTTCAGAATTATATTCATTAAAAGACCTAAATTGTCCAACAACTGATACAATACTATCAACTTCTAATCTAGAAACATCAAATACCCTATCAGAAACTTCTATTTTAATAGTATCATGTACACCTTTATTTAATCTAGGAACTTCTATTTTAAACTCATAAAAATCTTCCCCATGTGTACTATGATGTAACATTGGTTTACTAACAACAACCCCTACAACTCTAACATCATTATTGGTCAACTTGTTAGTAACAATATCTTCACTCATATTATTACTAATCCCCTATATCCTATAAGTAACTTAAAAAACATTTTATAACATTATATCGTATGTTCGCTATTACTATATATAGAATATATCAACCTTCAAAACTACCTATATCAATCACAGCGTCTACATCTATAGTATCCCCATCATACTCATCTATTTGAGAAGTATATGAAATCTTTGAATCATATAACACATCCCATGTATCCACAGTATCCCAAAATATAGAGCCATTATCTTCATTAACAACCCCAACCCTATCTTTATCAATATTGCTTTCAATATAAGCGACTTTGCCAATAAAAACAGGAAAAGTATTATGCTCTACCCTATCTCCAACCATTAATGACATATAAAACACCTCAATAAATCAAACTATTCTTATAATCATTTAACTCCTTTAAAGTTAAATTATACAAAGAGTGCATATCTTTCATTTTAAAAACATTCTTATATCTAGAAAAGAAAGACCTATCCTCGACATACTGTAACCCATAATATCGTAAAGTACCTTTCAAATTCATCTTATTGTTAAGCATATCTACTTGCTCTATAGCATCCTTTATAGTATAAGAACTGTCCAACTTAACATTCCTATCTCTAGCTATCACCATACACAACATAATACCACCCTATCTTTTGTAATAAAAAAGAGTGTACCAAAATGATACACTCTCATATATTTATATTTTACTTAGCTGACAACTCTTTAAATCTATCACTATCAATAACAGAATTATACAGCTTTAATTGCTGTTTTGCCATCTTATCTACTCTCTTCTTAATAGAAGAACGTAACTTATTAGCTAACTTTTCTTTAGCAATCTCCTTACCAATATTAATATCAAACACATCACCTTCATGACAACGTGCCTTAGCCTTATACGTACTTTTAAGTTTTAGACTATCATAAAATTTTGTTTTGAAGTCAATATATGAAATCTGAGATTTCCCATCCATTAACTTATGAAAAGCATTTTCAGCAAGATACTCACAATGAGTATTATATGCAGTAATTACTTGTTGCTTTTCATCTACCTTAATAATAACTGGAATAGTAAAACCTTTAAAAATTGTAACTCTTTCCATAACAATATCCCCTAAGTATAATTCTAAATGGTGTCCGTGGTAGGACTCGAACCTACAAGACATAAGTCAACTGATTCTAAGTCAGCCATGTTTGCCAATTTCATCACACGGACAAGTAAATGCTGGACTTCCACCAGCTGTGCAACCAAGATATTTTATGCTCTTCGATTTTTCGCATATAAGATTTTGTATGATACTAAAACATCTCAAAAAGACATCATACATAGCTACCATAAATCATCTATGCAAGGTAAAAAGTAGACCTTAATGGTGAACCCTGATGGATTTGAACCATCGACCGACCGGTTATGAGCCGGTGGCTCTACCACTGAGCTAAGAGTTCATATGGCTCCGATGGAAGGACTCGAACCTCCAACACACTGATTAACAGTCAGCTGTCACTACCTGTTGGACTACATCGGAATGAGTAATGTCAGCAAAAATATTATGTCGGTTTTTACGTTATATTATATTCTTAAAAAGTATCAATAACACTAACTCTCTTGATATATATGTTACTATATACCTTCAGCGATACATATTCTCAATTCTGTATCCTATACCAACTGATAATTCTTTAGTTTAAAGAGGTTACACCACGTCAAGGTAAATTATCTAGTAACCCTATGGTGGTCCTAGACAGACTCGAACTGCCGACACATGGTTTAGGAAACCATTGCTCTATCCACCTGAGCTATAGAACCATATTTTTTGGCGGAGAGGGTGGGATTCGAACCCACGGTGGAAGTATTTATCCACTCTTCCTTAGCAGGGAAGTGTAATAAGCCACTCTACCACCTCTCCACATTTGGCGGATAGTAAAGGATTCGAACCTTTGGTACATTTCTGTACATTGGTTTTCAAGACCAACTCCTTAAACCACTCGGACAACTATCCACAATCAATATTAATATTCGTCCTCATGACAACAACCACTATTATGTGTTTTGCGGACACACGTTGTCTATCGCCAGTACTGCACCGGCGATATGGGAATTGAACCCATAATGAGGACATATGAATACTAAGATATTGTAACTGCCAACCCTGCAGAATTGCAGTCGTTTTCGATGACATATCAGCACCGACCATATCCCACTCACTATATTGCAATTTATAATTCATGAGATTGGAATTTAATTACGACTCTAAGGAGAATTGAACTCCAAAACTTGCCTAACCAATAGAGTCATGTATTGTAGTTTTTAGAATAACTACAATAATTATTATATACTACAAACTACTTTATGTAAAGTAAATTTACTAAATATCCCCACCAGTTACCTGTAAACGCTCCTCATTAACAGGTCTAAGAAACTGATTATATAGAAACTCATTCTCTGATTTAAAAGTCTTAGAATCAAATCTATCTTTTGAAATTTCTTGTAACTTAACAACAAAATTACCTAAGATAAATTCTCTTTCATCACCCTCTTTAATCATTTCTTTTATTTCTGTATTTAAAGAATCAGACTCTGCTTTTAATACTGCCATCTGATTTTTTAATTCTTTATATCGTTTAACTTTATCAAGTAAAATATCCTTATTCATCTTTAGTATTATCTCCTTTAGGTAAATCTATCTTAACACTATAATTTTTATTAGATTGATATTCAAAAGAACCCAACCCTGTATCTATACTTGTATTTAACTTTTTAGAGATAATATCATAATCTAAATGAACATCAGCATTATCTGAGTTAAACACATCAACACCTATATCTAAACTTTTATTGTTCTTATCATTCGTATATATGATAGATACATTACGTTCTTTGTCCATACCAACCTCTTGCACATATTATAACAAATTTTACAAAACATTACAACTAGAAATAAAAAAATAGGAGTACATTTAGTACTCCTATCTATAATTAAGCCTGTGTCTCACTTGACAAGTAAATACCACTTTTAGTAGTAACTTGACTTTTCTCTAATTTAGCTGCTTCCTCTACGATTTTTTCAATCCTAGCAACAGATTCACTAGCGAATTTTTTAATTTCTGGTTGTTCAGAATGACGTGCTAACTGAGTCAAACGATACAAAGAGAATTTATCACCTTGCTCTGCGTGTTTAACCAATTCAGTCCAAGTCCAATCAGTACCAACATTACTATCAACATTAGTACCCAAGAAACCTAACAACCTATTCATTTCTCTATCCATATGATAACTCCTAGAAATTATATAAAATTATGAAATATCACCTAATGGTATATATAGAATAATAATTACTGACTATCTAAATCCTCCTCACACTCTAACATAATCGAGCTAGAATTAAAGTGATTAAAATGCATATAAATAGAATGAAAACATGCACCCTTACGTTTAACACCACTAACATCAACATAATTAACCCTTCTTGTGGGAATGTATACTTTAGGGAATGATTTAAAACTTTTAAACATCGAATGTCTTTTGACACCACCCAAAGAATCCATAGGCAACACCAACATAGTAGGCTTACCATACTCTAAACATCTCTCAATAACATCATCTTTAATACTAAATGGTGGATTTGTAATCACATAATCAAACTCATATGTCACTTCTCTATCTAAAAAATCCCTTATGTTATAAATCACATTATAACCACACTCTATTCCATACTGCACATACAATGATTTATCAGTATCAAAGGGACATAAAACTGTTGCCCCCCCCTTAACATCTAATAAATCATACATCTTCTTAACAGTATCTATCTCAGTATACCACTCATCTGAATAGAAATTATTAGTGATATTATTTACCTTAACCGAAACACTCATAGTATCCTCTTATTACCAACTTTTACACGATTAT